TTATGCGTTCGCATGCTAGACCTAACATGGACTATATACCTGACGCAAAAGTTGTATTCGACCCAACAGATGAAAAAGGTATTCAATTAGATGAAGTTCCTTATTATGTTAATTTGTTTCGCCGTACAAAATACATGCAGCGTGCAGAAGAAAATGTAAAAGAACTTACGTACGGTGAAGCCATACAAATCCAAAAGATTGCACCTAATTTTTATAAATTACTTATGCATACTTTAGGAAATGGTAAACCAGAATTTGAACATTTTGTTAATTGGTTAGCTTATATTTATCAAAACAAAAAGAAAGCAATGACCGCGTGGATATTTACGGGCATACCCGGCACTGGTAAAGGTTTGTTTGTACACAAAATACTTAAACCTTTATTTGGTGAACAACAAACTCCTATGCGAGCATTAGAAAATATAGAAGAACAATTTAATTTATATATGAGACAAGCTTTATTTCTAGTAGTTGACGAATTTCGTATGGCTGATTCTGGTTCAGTAGGTAAAATGGCCGACAAACTAAAACATCAAATTACAGAACCTAATCTTACCATCAGAGCAATGCGTACAAACCAAATCGAATTGCCTTCTTTTACAAACTTTTTGTTTCTTACAAACAGAGCAGATGCAGTTAAAATAGAAGATAGCGACAGACGTTATAACGTAGCACCAAGGCAAGAACAAAAAATAGAAGAAGTATATCCAGACTTATTAGAGAACTTAGATGTATTAGACACTGAACTTTATATACTTGCAGGAGTACTACAAAAGTTTCAAGTAAATGAACGTATGGCTCACACAGCTTTAGAAAACGACGCAAAAAAAGAAATGAAAGAAATTTCTATGTCTATTATAGAAGAATGTGCAAACGCTATTCGAACTCGCAATCTAGAATATTTTACAGATGTATTAGATATACCTCTTACAAACACGTTTGACGCTGGCGGGATAAGTACGGCACAAAGATATGTTAAATCTTGGTTATCTGATGTAGGTTCTGAACAAGTAATACCTCTTGCACACTTTAAAGTTGTGTATGACGCGTTAACTGACAGTCGTAATACATTGTCACAAAGAGATTTTTCTAAACGTATGTCCAGGCTTAATATTAAAACTGCACGTAAACGTATCAGCAAGGATCGTAATGCAGGTATACCACGCGGAGTTGTATTAACTTGGAAAATAGATAATAATGTTAGAAAGGAATTAATAAACGAACATTTCGACGAAAGGGATTTAAACTTAATTGACGGAGCAAGTAACACAGCCTAATCGTCCAGACCTTATCTCAACGGTTGAGGTCACGGAGGATCTTGAACTAGGACATGTACCAGCATGGTCTTACTCGGCCTTAAAAACCTTTGAATCCTGTGCTTACAGAACCTACATTTCTAAAGTAAAACGTATACCAGAAGACTTCGGCCCAGCCGCAGCTCGCGGTACAGAAATACACACAGAAGCTGAAGACTATGTACAAGGTAAATTACCTGAGTTACCTGACTCATTAAAAAAATTTAAAAACCAATTTAAATCTTTACATGAGTTGTTTGCGCAAGCAAAAGTAGAACTAGAAGGAGACTGGGGATTTACTATTGACTGGAAAACATGCGGTTGGATGGCACCTGATGTATGGGCGCGTATTAAGTTAGATGCGTTTGTACATGAATCAGAAACCTCTGGCCGTGTTATAGATTACAAAACTGGTAAACAATTTGGTAATGAGATAGCACACAGCCAACAAGCATTAATATATGCTATTGGTAGTTTTTTTAGATACCCCGACTTAGAAATGGTAAAAACAGAAATATGGTACTTAGACCATGGAACAACTATGGAGCAAGTTTACACACGTGACGAAGCTATGGTATTTATGCCCAAGCTCCACGAACGTGCTATTGAAATGACAACAGCTACAAAGTTCCCCCCAAACCCTAGCACTTACAATTGTAAATGGTGCACTTACGGCAAAGGTTATGAACCCTATTGCCAATGGGGTCAAACCTAAGTTATAATTAATTTACGGTATTCACCCAAATAACACAGAATACTGTACAACATGGAGAATGAAAGATGGACAATATACCTGTGCCTTACGAGCACCAACAAGTAACTACGGACTTTATCGTAGACAACCCAAAATGTATGATTACTTCCGACCCAGGAACTGGTAAAACTCGTGCAGTTTTAGATGCAATTAAAGATTTTAAAGGTCGTACTTTAGTATTAGCACCTTTGTCTATTTTAGAAGCAGCATGGGGCGAAGACATTAAAAAGTTTACACCTGCTCTTACATATGAAATAGCTTATGCTAAAAACAGACAAAAAGTATTTGAAACTAGTACTACAGATTTAGTTATTACTAACTTTGAAGCTGTTAACTTTCTTATTAAAAATAAAAAACTTCTTACTAATTTTAACACTTTAGTTATTGATGAATTTACAGCGTTTAAAAATCGTACTGCAAAACGTAGTAAAAATATGGCTAAGTTATCTGATTTATTTGACAATAGAATTGCAATGTCAGGTACGCCTAATAGTAATACTATTCTTGATATTTGGCATCCTACATACATAGTAGATGACGGTCAAAGATTAGGTGCACGTTTCTTTGCTTTTAGAAACCAAGTGTGTACACCAAAATTTAATGGCTTTGCTAATGAGTGGATAGATAAACCTGGTATAGAAGAAACAGTAGCAGATTTGTTAAAAGATATAACAATACGATACAGTCTAACTGAATGTATGGATTTACCAGATAACATTGTACGTACTATTAATACTAAACTTACTCCTAATATACAAAAACAATATAAGTTACTGGCTGAAGAATCTGTTTTGTATACTAAAGCTGGTACTGTAAATGCAGTTCATGCAGGTGCAAGAGTTAAAAAACTATTACAGCTTGTTACAGGAGCTGTATATGATGAAGATAGCCTTGTTCAATTTATACACCAGGAACGCTATGACATTGTAATGACTCTTGTGGCCCAACGTGCACACAGTCTTGTAGCATTTAACTGGAAACACGAACGTGATGCATTAATAAAAATAGCAGAGCGAGATAATATTTCGTATGCTCTTATTGACGGTTCAGTAAAAGCAGAACATAGAACTGATATTGTTCAAAGATATCAAGCAGGACAAATACAAGTGTTATTTTGCCATCCACAATCAGCTTCGCATGGACTTACACTAACACGCGCAAACACAGTTATTTGGTGTTCACCTACATACAACGCAGAACATTTTCAACAATTTAATCAACGTATATATAGAGCAGGACAAACTCAAAAGACTGAAACTATATTAATACAAGCTAAAGACACTTGGGAACCTGAAGTCTATAAAAAACTAAATACTAAATTAGGGCGTATGGAAAATTTATTACATATCTTAAAGGAGATGAAAAACTATGGAAAATAAAAAACTAACAGATTTACTAGCAGAAGTTGCAAATGTAAGAAATGAAGTTAAAGCGGTACAAGCGCAAGAAAAACTTCTTAAAACAGAGCAACGTGAGCTAGAAACCCAAATCAGCATTAGGATGCAAGAGCAAGGGCTCGACAGGATCTCTAATGATGTATGTACAATATCGTTGAAAAACGAAATTGTACCAACCGTAGAAAATTGGGACTTACTGCAAGAGCATGTAGCAAAAACTAATCAGTTTGAACTACTGCAAAAGCGTATGTCTGCAACGGCCTACAGAGAGCTTATCGCACTAGGAATGGATGTTCCTGGCGTTGTAAGTACGGAGTTGACCCGAATTAATTTTAGGTCAGCATAATAATAATATATCGATGAAAAAAAGGAGCATGAAACATGTCTAAAGATATAAGTATAGTGAGCACAGAGCTACCAGCTCACATTAAATTAGGTAGCGCGTTAGGTAATGAGAATGTAAGTTCAGAACATCTCTCAGTACCTAGAGTAAAACAACTTCAAAAGATGTCTAATGAAGTTGATGAAAACCACAGTGATTATATGGACGGCGCCAAAGTTGGCGACTTTATAAACACTGTAACTGGTGAAAACTATGGCCAAGAAATGCTTATTGTAAATGTGCATTTTAAGGAAGAGTTTGTAGCTTGGAAAAAGCGTGAAGCAGGTGGAGGTTTGTTAGGTACTTATCCTAGTAAAGCAGAAGCAATAGCCGCTTTAGAAGAACAAAAAGTAAAACCAGAAGAAGCTGAAATTATTCAGACTCAAACGCATACTTTACTTAAAGTAGATGAAAAAACAGGTTCTATATCTGATATACCTTTCTTATTTGATTGCGCTTCATCTAAGTTAAGAGTGTCTAGAGAATGGAATACTCAAATAATGAAACTTGCTGGGGATAGGTTCGCCTCTCTTTGGAAGATGTCATCAGTTGCAACTGCTAACAGAAAAGGACAAGCTTTTATGAACATAAGCATTTCTACTGTTGGTTGGTTAAATGAAGACGCTTATAACGCAGCAAAATCATTCTATGAGAAATCATTTGCTTAAATAAGTACTCGTACGGGTGCGAACGAATGGTTCGCGCCCAAGTACGTATGCTATAATTTTTATGTGCAAGAAAAGGAGTTCATTAATAAAGTACACAAACACCTACCCAAGGAGATTTACCGTTGGAAAATCAATGACCCCTATCATGGCGGTGTTGCAGATACTTTTTACTCTGGTAGAACTAATCACTGTTTTATCGAATATAAATACAAAGATACGCTCCCTTCCAAACCCACATCAAAAATTAAAATAAATTTATCAGCTCAACAAAGAATATGGTTATCTAAACAAGCAGAACATAATATATTTACGTACGCTGTTTTTGCATCTGGAGATCTTGTGTACGTTACTGAAGATTTTACAGTTGAACATATAACGCTTAAAGAATTTAATAAAAACTCAATACCTTTTAAAACTTATATAGAGGTATTAACTAAATTTTGTATAGGAGATAAAAATGACTGACATGGTTAACTCGCCCCCACACTATAATACGGGAAACGTGGAGTGCATCGTAGCAATAGAAGAAAGTATGACGCCTGACGCTTTTAAAGGTTACTTAAAAGGTAATGTTTTAAAGTATATGTGGCGTTATGAATACAAAAATGGTACCCAAGACCTTGAAAAAGCTCAATGGTACTTAAATAAACTAGTTGAAACTTGTAAAAAAGACAAAACCTCTCAGAAGAATCTATGATAAAAGCTATTAAAATGTTGTTTAAACTGAAGCTTAGGCCTTACTACCCTAAAGAAAACGCCGTGTGCGAGCTCTGGTGAGGCCATTTTTTGCCCTTTTCTAAATAATCGTTCAGATTTACGTTTAAGGTAGTTTTCTAAATATTTTTCTAACATTACCCTGTCTTGTTCTTTTTTCTAGCACTTTTTGTACGTGCAAAAGATCTATTCGAACTCGCTTTTTTAGCTTGTAAGTTTTTCGGATTGCAATCCATAGGATTTCCATTACGGTGATGTACATCTTTTCCATCCCCTTTTTTTACCAAACCTTTTTTTATACAATGACGTCTTGCTTTATTCCTCATAGCACGTCTTTTCTTTTGTTCAGGTGTACCTTGGTACTTTGCATACTCTGCTTTGTAATCTCTAGCCATTTAAATAGTATACACCTTTAACGCATTCTTCTTTCCCTTCACATACATTTTTTTACAAAACGTAGCTTCTGGTACTTTTCTACGTGTTGACTCTCCGATCAATAAATCAACTCCTGCTTCTTTCGTAGCAGACTCTAATCGTGCAGCTGTGTTCACAGCATCTCCTATTGCCGAATAATCAAACCTTGTGTCACTTCCCATATTACCCACTACCGCTTCACCTGTATTTACACCAATGCCTATTGCAATTGGTTCGGTCAGTTCTTTTTGCAGCATGCGAATAGCCGTACGCATATCCTGAGCACAGGCGACAGCACGTTTTTCATGTTCATCTAAATCCAGGGGAGCATTAAAGATGGCCATACATGCGTCGCCTATAAACTTATCTACCATACCGCCATGTGCCTGGACACATTGTACTTGTACGGTAAGAACTTTATTCATAATACTAGTAACTTCTTCTGGTTCTAGTTTCTCAGATAAATTTGTAAACCCTCTAACGTCTGTAAATAAAAATGTACACCTACGCTTTTCTCCTCCTAGCTTTAGTAGCTCAGGATTATTTTGTAAGCGTGCAACCTGGCGTGGATCTAAGTAATGCTCGAACTGTTTCTTTATTAGTTGTCTTAGTTTAAATTGTTCGTTAAACCGTAAGTAGAATTCTTGTACAGATATAAGTATCATTGATAATATACTATAACTTACATCAATAAGTATGTTTGATGTTATAAGATACCAACCACCGACCGTGGTCAAAGTACCAAGGCCCACGATCCCTACAAGAGTTCCGACGAGCCCTAGCGTACGTATTATAAGTACAGCTAATAATAGTACAGTTACTAATATAAGTAATTCATATAGTAACGCAGTGCCTGGTATTGCTGGCACGTCTACCGTCATGCTCTCAGCTAACGCGGCTTGTATATGGTGGGGGTACAACAAGCCAACTGGCGTAGCTATTTGAGGCATAACACCTTTTGCGCTTACACCTACAAACACAAACTTATCCCGTACATTCATCTCTTCCAGGCTAGTGCTCGG